AATAGGACCATACACACATGAACTACATAAGACACCATGGGGATATCAAGTAAGAGTTTATGCTGGCGGAAAACAAGTTCATTCGGATATAACCAAACCCACAGAAGAAAAAGGTCAAAAAAGTTTTGATAGTAATATCGCCTACACAAAGAAACAATTAAGAATTAACGAGCAAGGTGTGGCGGAAGATCAAGCCACTCGCACCTGCCCGCAATGCGATGGCAGTGGCGAAGATACTTTAGACCCTACCAAATCGTGTCGTCGTTGTAGTGGCAAAGGATATATTCCTATGCCTAAAGAGCAAGGTGTGGCGGAAGAGTGGAGTCAGAAGTATAAGAGTTCAATCAACTGTAGTCATCCAAAAGGCTTTAGTCAAAAGGCTCACTGTGCCGGTAAGAAAAAGCACGAAGAAAGTATGATGACAATGGAAGCAGTATGCCCAGATTGCGGTATGTGCCAAACACATGGTAATCTTAATGAGATCAAGAAAGGTGCTAAGGACTCAAATGGTTTTACTAAATGTTGGCCAGGACATCATGCGGCTGGTACTAAGAAAGGTAAGAACGGTGGACAAGTTCGTAACTGTGTACCTAACGAAGGTCGTCATGATGACGAAGGCGGCTATTACGCCAACGATAACGAGCGCGATCAACAACGTCAAATGGACTACAACCGCAGCACAAGATACGGTACAGGTGGTCCTGCTGGTGACGAAATGGACAAGGAATCTTGGTACATTGTTCGTGATGGAAAAATGTATGTTGCCAATATTTGGCCTAACCAAAGACAACAGGCCATTGCTCAAGGATATAGTTCAAATAAAGAACAGGCCATGAAAGTTGGTGGTCTTAAAGAAGATCATAGCGATGTAGGCAAAGGTTGGGGACAAGGAGCGGCTGCTACAGCACACGGTACTAGCAAATGGGCCGGTGCTGGTCACGATGATAGTGTTCACGAAAATCCAGAATGGTATAATGATGAAGCCAATGGCATGACCAGCAGCCAACTAAAGAGTCTAGTCAAACATGCATCTAAACTACGTCATGCTGTCAAACAAATGCAAGCACAAGGCGATACATTGGAACCGTGGCAACAAAGTAAAGTTACTAAGGCCGCTGATTACTTAGATGCGGTGTTTAATGCTGTAGACGATGAACACGATATGGGCGAAGAACAAGATGCTTATTTAGAGTCACTATCTTCTAAGTTAGCTGAAAAACTTAAACCCAATGATCCAGTAAAAAAGTATATTGATGATTTTGCCAAAGCTGCTCAAACACCTAACGCAAAAGGTCATCATCAGTTTAAAAACAAGAGTCCAGAAAAAATACGTCAGATGGCTATTGCTGCCAGCTACGGCGCTAAAAATCCTAAGAAGAAAAAGAAATGAGAGCCGAAGAATTTATTACTGAATCAGCCGCTTGGCAAAAATCAAGTGGTAAAAATAAAAACGGTGGCCTTAATAAAAAAGGCGTAGCGAGTTATCGTCGCGAACATCCCGGTAGTAAACTACAAACTGCTGTGACTACTAAACCCAGTAAGTTAAAGAAAGGCAGCAAGGCCAGCAAACGTCGTAAGAGTTTCTGTGCTCGTATGAAGGGCATGAAGAAACATCGTACAGGAGCCTCGACCAAGAGAGATCCAAATAGCCGTATCAATAAAGCACTACGTAAATGGCATTGTGAAAGTGTTGAACAACTATACAATGTATTACAAACATTGAAAGAAGCAGCCAATCCTGCTCAACAGGCTGCTATTGCTATTGCTAAAAAAAAAGCAGGTAAAACAGATGAGAACTTTGCCGATGGAAAAAATCCCGGACGAAAAGGTCTTGCCAAACGTAGTGGCGTAAATACCAAAGCAAGTGTTAGTAGTTTAAGAAATACTGCCAAACATTCAACAGGTGAAAAGGCCCGTATGGCACATTGGCTAGCAAACATGAAAGCAGGCCGGGCTAAAAAGAAATGAAAATCTTAGAGTTTATCAAGAGCGATTACAAAATCCACGGTCGTAAACACTTGGATAAGTACCTTGTTGAACTTTGCAATTTAATCATTGCTGGACAAAAGAAAGATCCCAAAAAATTTGGTATGGTGTCGGCCTGTGTATTAGATCCAGATCATCGTGCGGTTGCTCGTACCAGTATGAAAGTTGGCAACAAATGGAGCCATGCTGAACGTAATGCTATAGATGCTTACGAACGAGAGTATGGCGATATCCCTGAAGGTAGTATTATACTAACAACTCTAAGTCCATGCGATGGTGCTATGGCAGATCGGTATCAAGGTAGTTGTACAGATTACATCAATGCTAGTCCTGTAAAAAAAGTCTATTGTGGATACAGTGATCCTAGCCAACATGATGAAGATTTTGAATTTACCGTAGAATGTACCGGTAATAAGGACATCACAAAACTATGTAAAAAGTTTGCTGATACATTCTTAGGTGATGAAAATCATCCTATAGAAGATGCCAGTGGGGTTATTGCCACTAAGAAACAGGCCAATGATCCCCGCTACTCAATGAGTTTGACCCGTGATGTTCGTCCAGATCAAATCGAAAAAAATCTTAAAGCATTTGATCTAAACAACTAAATGAAAGATATATATGCTGTATTCAGCCGTGGTGGTGACGGGCATAGTTTTTTAGGCGGACTTATTGCTCATTCTTTTTTAAATTGGAATACATACGATTTTCCAAAAGGCGATGCACATTTATATTGGTTTCAATATATTAATAACCACACAACTATAAAATCCGAAACGCCATGGAATCCAAAATTTACTGAATTCGAACCTAAAGATACATCGAGTCCTTATATAGTACAAGTTAGTACAGGTGATGATTTAACAATAAAAAACATGTACATAAACTATTCATTGATAGGAATAACCATTACTCCTGATGATTATCATGAAATAGAAATAAATCATTTTTTAAAAATGTGGGGTAATGATCCTATAACGCCCGGATTGACAGATGATAGAAAAAATGATGTTTACGATCTTTATAATATTGAACAATCAAAAAACAGTGATTTACCGCTATTAACTAGTGCATCTAGTTTAAAAGATCTACCAACTTCTATAATAGCCAAGATATTAAAAAAACAAAATAAACGATGTGGATATATTGATGATTTTTTAGAAGACTGCATAGAAAAATATTTTAATATTCCTTATACAACATTAACAAATGATGCAGAAGGGACATTATCATTTGTAGAAAAAGTTACAGAAATTCCCAGAACACCGGCATTAATACAAACAGTGACCAACTATCAAAACGCACAGAAAGTATTAAAAGAAAAATACTCAGAATTATACGACAAAAGTTGACATTTACTCCTTGTATAGTATAAACTTACTAACAAGGAGATTTTTTATGAGTAAAAGTTTTGGCGCACCCGAACAGGCAAAGATTAAACAAATCGTAGCAGAAGGTTGCACAGTCATGCAGGAAATTCAAGACCTTACAGAAGGTCTGAATGAAACTATCAAAGCAGTAGCCGAAGAACTAGATGTCAAGCCCAGTGTTATTCGCAAGGCTATTAAGATTGCACAAAAAGACCAATGGGATCAAGTATTCCGTGAATTTGATGATTTAGAAACTATTGTTGACATCAGCGGCCACGCAAATCGTCGCGACGATGCGTAAAATTATATTAGACACTATACAATGGATCAAAGATGACTACAAATCTAATCATATTAGGTTCATTGCTGAGTTTGTGGCTTGGACTATTAGCATCGCGTGTAGCATCACGATGGCGGTCACGGTACCCAATCCTCCATTGGTTCTACTATATCCCGCTTGGATTTTTGGCTGTATGTTGTATGCTTGGGCTAGTTTTACTAGGCAATCATTTGGCATGCTTGCTAACTATGTCTTGCTTGTAAGCATAGATTCTATAGGCCTCATTCGAATGTTGGCTAAATATTTTTGAGAACGGTCTAGCGAGCCATAAATCGCATAGTGGTATTTGAGAGCCTGAAATCTCAAGGAAGAAAAATAATATGAGTTATGTAGATTCACGATGGGATCGTGACAAAGACATTGTCTATGTTGTTGAACGTGATCCTAAGAAAGGTAGAATATTCCAAGAATATCCTGCTCGTTATATGTTTTACTATCCCGATCAAAGGGGCAAGTATAAGTCAATCTTCGGCGAAAATCTTAATAAAGTTACAGCCCGAACATTTAAAGAATTCACAAAAGAACAGAGAATTCACAGCAATCATAAACTTTATGAAAGCGATATCAATCCTGTATTCCGCACACTAGAAGAAAACTATCTTGGCAAAGATGCTCCAAAACTAAATGTAGCATTTTTTGATATTGAGGTGGACTTCGATCCAGAACGTGGCTATGCAAGTCCAGACGATGCATTTATGCCAATCACTGCTATCGCTGTTCACCTACAATGGTTAGATACACTAGTTTGTCTTGCTGTTCCACCTAAAACATTGACCATGGAACAAGCACAAGAGCAAGTTAAAGAATTTCCTAATACTGTTTTATTTGAAACTGAATATGAAATGCTTAATACATTCTTGGACTTGATTCAGGATGCAGATGTGCTAAGTGGTTGGAACTCAGAAGGCTTCGATATTCCCTACACAGTAAATAGAGTTACAAAAACATTGAGTAAGGAAGATACTCGTCGTTTTTGCTTATGGGATCAACTACCTAAAAAGAGAGAGTACGAAAAGTATGGAAAGGCCGCTGTTACTTATGACCTTGTCGGTCGCGTTCATCTTGATAGTCTCGAGTTGTACAGAAAGTACACATATGAAGAACGTCACACTTATCGATTGGATGCAATCGGAGAAATGGAAGTAGGCGAATCTAAGACTGTCTACGAAGGCACATTAGATCAACTTTACAATAACGACTTCCGTAAGTTTATCGAATATAATAGACAAGACTGTGCGCTATTAGATAAGTTAGATAAGAAACTCAAGTTCATCGACCTTGCTAATACTGTTGCTCATGAAAACACCGTGTTGCTACAAACTACAATGGGTGCTGTAGCTGTTACAGAACAGGCTATTGTAAATGAAGCACATCACCGCGGTCTTATTGTGCCTAGTCGTCCTAAGCGAGATGATACACTAAACACACAGGCAGCAGGTGCGTATGTTGCTTATCCTAAAAAAGGACTTCACGACTATATCGGTTCAATGGATATTAACTCACTATATCCATCAGTGATTCGTGCATTGAACATGGGTCCAGAAACTATTGTCGGACAGTTACGTCAAGATTATACCAAAGAAGAAATCGAAGATAAAATTTCCAAGGGTACTAGTTTTGCAGGTGCATGGGAAGGTAAGTTTGGCAGTAACGAATACGAATTTGTTATGAACCAAGACCGTGCTCACGATATCATCATCGACTGGGAAAATGGCGAGACCAGTGTAATGAGCGGTGCTCAAATTTATGAACTTATCTTTGAAAGTAATAATCCATGGATGTTGAGTTCTAATGGCACTATTTTTACACACGAAAAGGAAGGTATTATTCCAGGGTTGCTTGCCCGCTGGTATAAAGAGCGTAAGGAAATGCAGGCCAAGCTCAAAGAAGCTATCAAAGCGGAGAACAAAATTGAAGAAGAATACTGGGACAAACGTCAATTGGTTAAAAAGATTAACCTCAATAGCCTATACGGTGCTATTCTCAACGCTGGTTGTCGTTTTTTCGATAATCGCATTGGTCAGTCAACCACTCTTACAGGCCGAGGAATCGCAAGACACATGGCAGCAAAAATTAACGAAGTCATCACAGGCGAATACAACCACATCGGCAAAAGTATCATTTATGGAGACACTGACTCCGCTTACTTCAGCGCCTATACATCCTTGAAGAATGAAATTGCCAAAGGGCAGATTCCTTGGACTAAAGATACCGTTGTTCAGCTATATGATACCATTGCCGATGAGGTGAATAGTACATTCCCGCAGCATATGTTAAACTCTCATCACTGCCCAAAATCACGTGGAGAAGTTATTAAAGCTGGTCGTGAAATCGTTGCTATTAAAGGCTTATTCATTACTAAGAAACGCTATGCTGTATTGTACTACGATAAAGAAGGCAAGCGCAGTGATGTTAATGGCAAGCCTGGTAAGATCAAAGCCATGGGTTTAGATTTGAAACGCAGTGACACTCCAGAATTTATGCAAAAGTTCTTGGAAGAAGTTCTTACCAAAGTACTGAATGGCAGTGAAGAACGAGAGATTCTAGATATGATTAGCGAGTTTAGAACCGAGTTCAAGGCCCGACCTGGATGGGAAAAAGGTTCACCAAAACGTGCCAATAATATTGCTGAATATCAAGAAAAAGAAAAGAAAGCTGGCAAGGCCAATATGCCAGGACACGTTCGTGCTAGTATCAACTGGAACACATTGAAACGTATGAACGGTGACAAATACAGTCAACAGATTGTTGACGGTATGAAAGTTATTGTCTGCAAGATGCGTCCAAATCCATTGGGATTCACTAGCATTGCTTATCCAGTCGACGAACTACGATTACCTAAGTGGTTCCAAGAACTTCCATTTGACCATGCAGAAATGGAAGCAACTATTATTAATAACAAGATTGAAAATCTTATCGGTGTATTGGAGTGGGATTTAAGTTCTACTACTGAGACCAATACATTTAACTCCTTATTCTCATTTGAATAAAATAGTCATTGACTTTACTTCTCAACCTAAATAAACTTATACAAAGGACTTTTATCATGCAAGATTTACTTAAAGACATCGTAGCTCATACACAAAAACTAGGTTTCCTAAACATTGTTAAGGTAACTGGCACATCAGACAAAACATTAATCGATAGTATTGAAGAAAACAAAAGTGTTATTCTATACGCAGAAACTACAGATCCATATCCACAGTTGATCGGTACATTTGGTATGCCACAACTTGAAAAACTTCGTTATCTTATCGAAGGTAAAGAATACCAAGAAGATGCTAAGATTGAGTTAGTAACTGGTCAACGCAACGGTGTTAACATCCCAACAGGATTACATTTTGAAAACAAGGACGGTGATTTCAAGAACGATTATCGTTTCATGAATCAAGATGTTATTGAAGAAAAACTTAAGACTGTTAAGTTCAAAGGTGCTAACTGGGAAGTTGAAGTTACTCCTACTGTTACCGGCATTCAACGCTTTCAGTTCCAAGCAGGTGCAAATACAGAACATACAAGTTTCTTGGCTAAGACAGATGGAGATAAGTTGATTTTCTCTTTTGGAGATCAAAGCAGCCATGCAGGTGAGTTTACATTTGCTACAGGCGTTACTGGAAAGCTAACTAAGGCTTGGACATATCCAGTTAGTAATGTATTGAGTATTTTAAAGATTGCAGATACTAACAATGCTAAAGTTAGTTTCAGTAATGGCGGTGCTATGCAGATTGAACTAGATAGCGGTATTGCAACTTACAAATACATTATCCCAGCAGGTGTCTAAAAATGATTAAGAATATTGCAGGCGGTACGCATATTCAAGTAGACGGCGGATATTCACAGTATCCGAGTTTTTACAACAACGGAACCGACATGGCAGGAATGATTAAATTTAATTCATCTCGTCAGGGCTTCGATGTGTACGACGGAATAAGCTGGAAACCTATTATCGATTCCAGCCCTACAATAAAACTTTCATATAGCGCTGAACGAGCTATAGATTGGGTTATCAAACGTATGCAGGAAGAACAGATATGGGAACAAAGTGATCACCCTGCTATTAAGGCTGCAAGAGAAAATCTCCTTAAAGCTAGACAACAACTAGAAATAACTGCTATATTAGTAGAACAAGAAGAAAATAACAATGAAGAAACCACCGGCAGTTGAAGCCGCTCAAGAAAACCTAAATAAAGTACTCGAAGATGTCGAACGAGCTAAACGCCAATTAAAGGCAACAGTAATTTTAAGCAAAGAATATGAACGAGAAGATTAGAGAACTTGCTATTAAATCATGGTTAGTTAGCGAACATAAAGGTAAACTGGTAAGTTGCCATCGAGAAGATGCGGACTTGACAAAATACTTAGAAGATTTTACTGAGTTAATTGTGAAAGAAAGTATTGATTGGCTGGCAATGAATGAAGAAGATGCTAAGGCATTGCGAGAACATTTCGGAGTAGAAGAATAATAGGTGTATATAGCAAGTAAGTATAAATAAACATATAGGAGAACTATTATGTTTTATGTATATGCTTATTTGAGAACTAAAGATTTAACACCGTATTATATTGGTAAAGGGAAAGATGACAGAGCGTGGCAAAAGTCTCACTCTGTTATTGTTCCTAAAGACCTAAATAGAATTGTTATATTAGAAACAAATTTAACAGAGCTTGGAGCATTTGCTATTGAGCGTAGAATGATTAGATGGTATGGTCGAAAAGATATAGGTACAGGTATTTTACATAATAGGACAGACGGTGGTGATGGATCGGCAGGCATTATTCCGTGGAACAAAGATATAAAGATCGGGTCGTACCTATCAGAAAAAGGGAGAAAGACTATTTCCGAAGCAAATAAGAAACCAAGAAAAGATACACACAAAGAAAGAATATCAGAAGCGTTAAAAGGTAAAACAAAATCAGAAGAGCATAGAAAAAAATTAAGCGAAGCTGGTAAAGGTAAAACTCCTTGGAATAAAGGCAAGACAGGTGTTCAAAAAGGCTCCAGATTAGGAGTAGAAGTAAGTGCCGAAACCCGTGCTAAAATGTGTGCCGCACAAAAAGGTAAAGTAATGTCGGACTTGCAAAAAGAGAAAATAAGTGCTACACTTAAAGGTAGAAAGATGTCAGACAAAACTAAAAGAAAGATGTCAGAAGCAAGAAAAAAATTATGGGAACAAAAACGAAATGAAAAGTAAACCACCAGTAGATTTAAGTGTATTGAATAAGGATTATGCCTGCTATTTGCCAGCTATTAGCTCTTTCTATAGCACTTATGTTGCCAAACAGAGATTAGAAAAGTTTGTACCCGATGATCGTATTCCTGCGGGATTTGATCGAGGTATTGAAGGTATGAACTTTTTAAATCCCGAAGAAGGATACTTCTATTACAAATATAGTTTATATTCTGCAGGTCATGCTCAATTAGATTTAACAAAAAGTCAAACACAAGACAGCATGATTCAACAACGTGATCGTGCTAACACAATGATGTTAGGCGATTCAGGCGGATTCCAGATTGGTAAAGGTGTTTTGAAATTTGATTGGTTAGATTTTGAAGGGCCCAAGGCTAACTATGTTCGTCAACAGATTTTAGATTGGTTGGAACAAACCGCTGATTGGTCAATGATGCTGGACGTTCCTACTTGGGCATGTGATGAAAATCATACACACAAGACTGGACTAAAAACATTTGATGATTGTTTGGATAAGACTCGTTTCAATAACGATTATTTCCTAGTTAACCGCCAAGGTAAGACCAAGTTCCTAAATGTTTTACAAGGTAGCGATTGGGAAACTGCTGAAAAATGGTATCAAGGCGTAAAAGAATTTAGCGATCCTAATGGTCCTTACGAGGGCAAGGAAGCCGAAGGTTGGGCATTCGGTGGTGCTAATATGTGTAAGATGGATATTGCTCTTAAACGTCTAATGACATTAAGAGAAGATGGTTTGCTAAAAGGCAAAAACTGGATCCACTTTTTGGGTACAGCACAGTTAGATTGGGCTTGCTATCTAACATCTATTCAACGACAAATAAGGAAACATATCAATGAAGAAATTACCATATCTTTTGACTGCGCCTCACCGTTTGTCGCAACAGCCTACGGACTTGTCTACACAAACTCGCAACATACCACAAAGCGGTGGAGTGTTGCTATGGAAAAAGCACCAGATAACAAGTCACTTGCCGAATCAGACATTCCATTCCCGTGGGAAAGTGAATTCGGCCGCAGGCTGACCATGGGCGATATTTGTCATTATGCACCTGGCATGTTAAACAAGATTGGCAAAGAAGGTCGTACAAGTTGGGATAGTTTTAGCTACGCCCTTATGATGGGTCATAATGTATATCAACACATTGTTGCTGTACAACGTGCTAATCATCTAATGGATGTTGAACGTGCTAAACATAAACCCGACTGGCGTCATTGGAAGAAGTTAGATTCTAAAAATATCAACAGCGATGAATATAGTGAATGGGTTCCACGTAGTATTTTGTATTTCGATCGTTTTGTAGAAGAACTTTTTAATACAAAAACTAAAGACGAAGCATTTGCTATGATTGATAAAGGTATTGGATTTTTACGTAGTTTGGAAGGTTCTAGACTACGTGGAGGCCCTGCCCAAAATACATTTAACAACTTTTTTGAAATAGATGTTCCAGTGATTGATAAAACTGTATCAGAAATTTTTGCTATGCCAGAGTTAGACGAAAGCAAGTTAGATGATTTGGAAAATAAGTTTAACGAAGATCTATGATTTGGTAATATTTAATCTTGCGTAAAACTTTATTAGATTGTATACTTATAGCATGAAACGAAACTATACATCAGGCGAACATACCGATGTTCAGTTCTTTACAGGAACTGAAATTGAGCATACGCCTGCATTTGGATTAGAAACCTTGTTTGTTACAGGCGTACAGCCTATCGATAAGATAGAAAGTATTCTTGTAGACAGCAATTCTTGGCTAGACACATCTAAGCATATTAAGCATATCTTCTTTGGTGCTAATCACAGTTTTCATCCTAGTTCTTTTGAAGAGTGGCAAAATTGGGAAAGTATGATTCAGTACTTTTTAGATCAAGATTATTTTTGCAGTCTTGATATTCCAGTTGCACTAGCAGAAGAGTTTTTAGATAACGGATTAAACGAATATAATAACTTTATTCCACAAATTCGTGTTCCAATCCCGTATATCGGTTTGTGGAATTATAATACAATGATTAAGATCGACGATAAAGATTTTAATGCAACCAATCCCGGTGTGTGGTCACACAGTCTACACTCACTGAAGGATCGTAGTAAGTTTACAGACTGGTCTCAATATAGTAAGGACAAAACATTATGATTACAACTAAGGTTACTAAGGGTGCTCCAAAGCCGGATGTAGAAGAACGCTTGTTTAAAGTACTCGAAGGCATTGACTGGAAGCTGTGGGAAATCTATAATATGATGAAAGATAACCTTCCATCAAAACCCACAACTGCTAGTCAAAAAGTTGTTAAGAAACCGTCAGCAGAATGACAACTAGCACTTATATCAAAGTTCGAACAGAATTCGAAGGATTTCATTTTTATCCTAACGCAGGATTGATCGATCCTCGTATCGAATTCTTAGAACATGAACATCGCCATATGTTCAAGGTTGAAGTTAAAATCTCTGTCACGCATTTGGATCGTGAACTAGAGTTCTTCCTTGTTAAATGGGCACTACAAGATTTTATCAAAGCAGGCAATCAGAATCATAAATCCTGCGAAATGATAGCAACAGATATTTTGCAAAACCATCTTATTCCCACATACGGAGAACGATATTACGAAGTTGTGGTTTCTGAAGATGGTGAGTCAGATGGTATTGTAGAATATACTCCACTTATTTCATTAACCTCCTAAACTAAAGGAAAAACACACCATGGCTAATATCCCTGCCTATATCCAAAAAACTCTTAAGATGAAACCCGAAGTTACACGGGTGTTCGATGACTTGGATCGGTGGCTTGACCACTGCCGTTTCAACCTTATTAAGTATGACGAAAAGGATCTGTATCGCAGTCCCGACTATCGTCGTTATCAACAAGAGCAAGAGTACTTGGAGCGTAAGGCACGCCGAGAAGCACGAGCACGTCAGGAAGCGTAATGGCAAATGTATTCATCGTCGATATAGAGGCGGTGGAGAGTAGGTACACGGGACAATGGCAGTCTCATGTACCTTATCTACTTGCAAAGGAAGATCACAATGTTCAAATTATCTCTGGTCCTACGGACATTCCTAGTGCCACTACTCCTGGCGCCTTTCTTAATTTTGGCGGCACTAATATCTACAAGTCTGCTCAAGTTGAACAGATTAGTCGTTTATTTTGCTCCGGAGCAGTTAAGCCTGGCGATCATTTTTTGTTTACTGACGCTTGGCATCCTGGCATTATAAACTTAAAATACATGAGTGAGCTGTTGCAGATTCCTGTAACAACACACGGCTTATGGCATGCGGGCAGTTATGATCCTCAAGACTTCTTAGGACGCCTTGTTGGCGATAAACCTTGGGTTAGACACGCTGAAAAGAGTTTTTACCATGCGTTTGATCACAACTATTTTGCCACAGACTTCCATGTAAGAATGTTCTTTAATAATCTACTACACGA